GTCTGAGTTTTTTTGTTTAAATAATAAAAGTTTAAACTTATTTAGTATATTTGTGTAAACATAAATTTATATAAAATGGAAAATGTAAACCAACAAGAGCAAGAAGTAGAGTTAACAGCAGAAGAATTAGCTGAGAAAAAAGAGCAGATGCTTAAATTCTACACAGAATCATTACCTTATTTAAGAGCACAAGCTGAGTATGAAAAAACATTGTGTGAAATAGATGAAGCAAGATTCAAAAGAACTTCAATCCAGTATCAGTATGCAATGATGGAACAAGGTCAAAAAGAAGATGCACCTGAAGTAGAAGAACCAGTTAAAAAATAACTAGATATGGCATTAGTAAATCAAGTACAGAAACGTGCTGTAATGCCTAAATGGGAAATAGTAAAATTTCAGATATTATCTCACTGCTATATTAACCGTATAGTAGTGAGTGAATCTGACTTAAACTGTTTAACATTATTAAGTATGACAGGACCAATTGAGTTAACACACTTTTGTTATGATGCATCATCAGATGAGCATATGATTTTTAAATCACCACAAACAGTTAGAAATGCAATTAATAAAGCAATGAAATGCATGTTGGTGATTAAAGATGATGCTGATAAAAAAATGATTAAATTAAACCCTAATTTAAAAGTGCAAACAGAAGGTGATATATTATTAGACTATAAATTTTTAGGCAGATGATTCCAAAAAAACCTAAACTATTATATAAACAAGTTGCAGAAGAGATGAATATATCTGAAGTACTTGTAGATAATTTTATGACTTTTTATTATAAAGAGATAAGGAAAAATTTATCTGAATTAAACTATACTAAAATAAACATTGATGGTTTAGGTGTTATGGCAATTAAACCTAGAACAGTTGATGGTTTAATAAACAAGTATAAATCTAAAATTGAAAGATTAACTACAGATACTATAAGTAATTATCATTTTAAAAAGAGATTAGAAGATAGAGTGGAATTACTTTTAAAAACTAAAGAGATGCTTGAACTTGATAAACAAGTAAAAGAAGATTTTTTAAAAAATAAACAAGATGGGAAAATTAGGGAAGATTTGGGAGAATAGAAAACAAATCATGGAGGGTGTAAAAAACTCTATTATAAGAGATGCATTTGTAGAAAAGGTAGCAGAAGAAAGACGTAAGATATGTGATGATTGTATAAGAAAAGATGATGAAGGTACATCATGCGTAGTACCAGGTACACAACCATGTTGTAATTTATGTGGATGCTCATTATCATTTAAGTTAAGATCATTATCATCTGAGTGTCCAGACTTAAGATGGCATGCAGTACTTACAGAAGAAGAAGAAGATAAACTTAATTTATTATGAGTATGGGAACTAATGCACATTTAACAACAGCTCAAGGTCTTTGTATATCTAATCCTACTCATATTGGTAGTAATGGTATGGATTTAGGTAATACAGCAAGTAAATTTGCAGATGGTGGCATCATTAGTTCTAGAATATCATATGTTGATAAACTTGAGTTAAAAATGTATAAGCAGAGTATACGCATTATTCAACTTGAGAATAAACTAGATTCAGAAGAGTGTGAGAATTTAAAAAAGATGTTGATGTCAAATGATGAAGCATCTATTATATTAGCTAAAGAAATAATTGATAATCTTGAGACAGCATGAGTATAGTATTTAAAGCAGATGATCATAGTTATACCAGCATTGAAGGTGAAGAACAAATTCAATGGACTAGTGTAACCAGTCTTATATCAAAACTTAAGAAGCATTTTGATAAAGAAGGTGTAGCTAAAAAGGTTTCTAAGAATAAAAAATCTAAATGGTATGGTATTAAACCTGAAGAGATAATTAAAATATGGGATAGTGAAGGCTTAAGAGCTACAACACTTGGTACATATTATCATAATCAAAGAGAGGCAGATTTATGTGGCTTATCATCATTAGAAGTTGATGGTGTTATTATTCCTATTGTACCTCCAGTACCTGAGATTAATAATTTAAAACATGCACCATCTCAAAAACTAGATCCAGGAGTATATCCTGAGCATATGGTGTTTTTGAAATCAGTAGGGATATGTGGTCAATCAGATTTGGTAGAAGTAGTAAATGACAAGATAAACATTATAGACTACAAGACTAATAAGAAGATAGATACACAATCATATAAAGACTGGGATGGAATAAGTGATAAACTACTTACTCCTGTGTCTCATTTAGATGACTGTAATTTTAATCACTATGCATTACAGTTAAGTATCTATATGTATATTATGTTAAAGCATAATCCAAAGTTAAGACCGGGTAAAATGTTTATACATCATGTATTATTTGATTTAGAAGGTGAAGATGAATACGGGTATCCAATTACTAAATATGATGATAATGGTGATCCAGTTATTAAACAAGTAATACCTATGGAGATGCCTTATTTAAAAGAAGAAGTAATAGCAATTTTAAAAAACTTATAAGATGGTACATGTTTGTAACGGTGTATTGGAAAATACAAGATTGAATGAGATAACAGGATCAGAGCACTTAGTATTTGTACCTACATGTATTGATCTAGATTATATAGTTAGTATAAGACAATCAGTAAACAATGATAGTGAACCAGAAGAGTATACAGTATTATACACAGATATGGGTACTACTTATTGCATAGATACACCTTATGAAGAATTTCTTGATATATTTATAAAATCTAAAACTGAAAAAAATGTACACTAAACTATTTGATATACAGAATGGTGTTGTAGTACCGACAGAACACTGTTATACTTTATCAACTCTAAAGAGCATAATGGATAAGTATCCTGATAATTATCTTAAGATATATCAGTACTTGTTCTATATGACATGTCCTAATCCTGATTCTAATCCTTTTTTTCATACTCCAGAAATAGATAAAGAAGAAATTGTTTTATCAGAGATAGAAGCTGATTTCTCTATAGAAGATCAAGCAATAAGACTTGCTTTAAGATTCTGTGAAGATATGTATAGTACTGCTACGTCAAGAGCATACAAAGGTATCTCATCTATGATAGATAGATTAGGAAGATACATGGAAACTACACAAATTACTGATGGTAGAGATGGTAATATAAATGCATTAGTTGCTGCAGCTAAAAACTTTGACCAGATTAGAGCTTCATTTAAGGGAGTATATAAAGATTTACAAGATGAACAGTCTAGTAAAGTAAGAGGAGGAATTGGTCTGTCATATGATTCTTAAAATCAAGTAGTTATGGAAAATATATATACAGATATACCAACCTGGGATAATGGTACCTGGACTACTACATCATTTGATAGTAGAAAAGATTTTGGTGATTATATAAAGTCAATATTTAAAGAACCAGGTGAGTATGAGTTTGATGAAAATACTAATGCCATATTTAATTCTGAGTCTACTAAATTCAATAAAGATAAAGTATATTGTGTAGCTCCATTTAAATCTAAAGATTTTATTAAGTACTGGGATGACCAGAAAGCTAAATGCAGATTAGGTGTAATAGTAAGATCAAAAGATAAGTCTTGGTATCTTACTAGAGATTACTACATGTGGTTAAACTTCTTACCTATCTTTGATAAGGAGGAGCAAAAGTTTGGATTTGCTAAGATAAGAGATGCTCAATATCATATGGCGTTATATGAAATACTTGCAGAGATAAACTACATGCACGTAGCTATTCTTAAAAAACGTCAGATAGCATCATCATACTTTCACGCAGGTAAACTTATTAATCAGTTATGGTTTGAAGCAGGGGTTACTCTAAAGATGGGTGCCTCTCTGAAAGATTACATTAATGAGAAAGGTACATGGAAATTCTTATCTGAGTACGCAGCATTCTTAAATGAGCACACGGCATGGTATAGACCTATGTCTCCAGACAAGGTAATGATGTGGCAACAAAAGATTGAGATAAGAAAAGGTGATAGAAAAGCTGAAGTAGGACTTAAAGGTACTATGCAAGGTATGTCTTTTGAGAAAGATCCAACAAATGGTGTTGGGGGTCCAGTAAAATTCTTCTTTCATGAGGAAGCAGGGATTGCTCCTAAGATGGATACTACATTTGGATATATCAAACCAGCACTTAAATCTGGTATGATAACTACTGGATTATTTATAGCTGCAGGATCAGTAGGGGATTTGGATCAATGTGGTCCTTTAAAGAAAATGATACTTGATCCTACTAGTAATGATATCTATCCTGTAGACACTAATCTTATAGATAAGGATGGTACATTAGGTCAGTCAGGTTTATTTATACCTGAACAATGGTCAATGCCACCTTACATAGATGACTATGGTAATTCACTTGTTGAAGAAGCATTGGTTGCATTAGATGAATACTTTGAAGAGATAAAGAGAAATAAGGAAGCTAAAGATTATCAACTTGAAGTATCTCAGCATCCAAGAAATATAGAAGAAGCATTTGCATTTAGAAAAGCAGCTAAGTTTCCTCCTCATTTAGTTAATGCACAGATAAGAAGAATAGAAGATAAAGAATACTCATCTGAGCATTTAGAAATATCAAGAGATGACGTAGGTAAAGTAGTAGTTAAGTCAAGTAATAAATTGCCTATATCTGAGTTTCCTATTTCTAAAAAGACTGAAGATAAAACAGGAATATTAGTAGTATGGGAAAGACCAGTACCAGATCCTACATATGGGATGTACTATGCAAGTATTGACCCAGTGGCTGAAGGTAAGACAACTACCTCAGACTCACTATGTTCTATATATGTAATGAAAGCACCGGTTGAAGTGACTAAGCTTACTAATGGTGAGGCTGAGACATATATAGAAAGAGACAAGATTGTAGCAGCATGGTGCGGAAGATTTGATGATATTAATAAAACACATGAGAGACTAGAACTTATTATTGAATGGTATAACGCCTGGACTATAGTAGAGAATAACATATCTCAGTTTATCAATCATATGATAGCAAGAAAGAAACAAAGATACCTAGTACCAAGAAACCAAATAGTATTCTTAAAAGATGTAGGAGCTAATGCTAATGTATTCCAAGAATATGGATGGAGAAACACCGGTGTATTATTTAAGAACCATATGATCAGTTATACACAAGATTTCTTATCTGAAGAAATAGATCATATTCAGAAAGATGATGGTACTACTATTAAGATACATTATGGGGTAGAAAGGATTCCAGATATCATGTTACTCAAAGAGATGCAAGCATACCAGGACGGACTCAACGTGGATAGACTTGTAGCTTTTGCTGCATTAGTTTCTTTCTTAAAAATACAGCAAGCTAATATAGGTTATGCTAAAAGAGTTGTCATGGATGAATCAAGTAAAAAGTTGGAGAATTCAAAAAATTTGTATAAGATGCAACACTCACCTTTCCGTCACATGGGAAGAAGCGGGTTAGGCGTTAATCAGAAACTAAATAGATCACCTTTTAAAAACTTAAAATAATGGCATGTGTATATGAACATATAAGACTAGATACAAATACTATTTTTTATATTGGTATTGGTAAAAAAAATAATAGAGCGTATAGTAAATACAATAGAAATACATATTGGAAAAATATTGTAAAAAAGTGTAACAATACATTTAATATTAATATTTTACATGATGCTTTATCTTGGGAAGAAGCTTGTGAAAAAGAAAAACAATACATTAAACAATATGGAAGAATTGATAATAGTACAGGTATCTTATGTAATATGACAGATGGGGGTGAAGGTATTTTAAATTTACAACACACAGATGAAGCAAAATTAAAAATATCAATTGCTGCTAAAAAAAGATATAAAACAAAACCTCAGTGTAGAAAAGGACAAAGGTTTGTAAACAGGAACAGTAGAAAAGTTGTAATTATGGATTTAAAAACTTATATTATATATAAGTTTAATACATTAATAGAAGTATCTTTATTTTTAAATACAACTGCGTCAAGAGTAAGAAGAGCATGTATTGTAGGTAAATCAATAAAGAATCATTATTTAAAATTTGGGAGTACTTTTAGTAAACAAGATATTGAACAATTAAAAAATAAAAAGATTTATGATTTATCTGTTATGAATATAAATAGGGATTATTCAGTTGTTCAAAAAAAAGTAATTAATACTGAAACTAATAAAATTTATGAATCAATAGCTGAGGTATCAAGACTCTATGGAATTAGAGCAAATACATTAAGTAGATATCTCAATGGGGTTTCTAAAAATAAAACAATATTTAAATTAATATAACATGCAAGTATATAACGCATTACAGCTCAAAAAAGGAGCTAAAACTGAACACAATAGACTAGGTAGTATAACTCAACCATTACAATTTATTCCTAAAAAGGAAAAAGATGATAAATGGGCTGCATGGAATCTTGACTGGTTAGAGTGGAACGGTCTTAAACAGATTAAGAGAAATGCCCGCAGGTTAATGAAGAACTATAAACTTGCTAAAGGTGTTATTGATAAAACTGATTATATAATTGAAGAAGATAATGACTATAGAGATATAATTGAAACACTTACAAAAGAAGATGCATCTGCACTTGAGTTAAAGTTTTACCCTATTATCCCAAATGTTATTAATGTTCTTGTTGCTGAGTTTGCTAAAAGAGCAAGTAAGTTATCTTACCGTGCAGTTGATGAAGGATCTTATAATGAGATGATGGAGCAAAAAAGACAAATGGTAGAAGATGTACTTATGTCTGATGCACAAATGAAAATTATTGCTGCAATGGTTGAACAAGGATTAGATCCTGAATCAGAAGAGGCACAACAACAATTAGCACCAGAGAAACTTAAATCATTACCAGAGATTGAGCAATTCTTTAAAAAAGATTACAGATCAATGGTTGAACAGTGGGCTACTCACCAACATGAAGTAGATGTTGAAAGATTTAGAATGGATGAGTTAGAAGAAAGAGGTTTCAGAGATATGCTTATTACAGATAGAGAGTTCTGGCATATGCGTATGATGGAAGATGACTATGAAGTAGAGTTATGGAATCCTGTACTTACATTCTATCACAAATCCCCTGATGCAAGATATATATCACAATCTAACTGGGTTGGTAAAACAGACATGCTTACAGTAGCGGATGTTATTGATAAATACGGATATATGATGAATGAGGATCAGATGGCATCATTAGAAGCTATCTATCCAATTAGATCTGCGGGATATAATATTGGTGGTGTACAGAATGACGGATCTTTTTATGATGCTACTAAGTCTCATGAATGGAATACTAACATGCCTTCATTAGGAATGAGGCAATATTCTACTGCTGCTGCTAATAATATTTTTAATAGTGGAGATATAGTTAACTATATTCTTAGAGAAGGTGAAGATTATTATGATCAAGGTACTGCATATTTATTACGTTGTACAACTGGTTATTGGAAATCTCAAAGAAAAGTAGGTCATTTAACTAAAGTTACTGACTCAGGTGAAGTAATAACAGAAATTATTACAGAAGACTATAAAGTAATTGATAATCCTATATATGATACAAGACTCTTTAAAAATAAAACTAAAGATAATCTAGTATATGGAGAGCACATAGATTGGATCTGGATTAATGAAGTATGGGGTGGTGTAAAAGTTGGACCAAATATCCCATCATTCTGGGGTATGAATAATCCA